ACGTGACCGTCGTGAACCGGCCCGTATTGGCCGTAGTGGCGCCGATGGGGTCCGGGATGGCCCACGTCTTACCGAGAAGCAATGAGGCGTTCAGATTCGCCACGACTGTGGTTGACGCGACGGTGAAGGGCGCTGTGCCCGTCGCCACTGTCGACGTGACCGTCGTGAACCTTCCGCTCTTCGGCGTTCCGGTGCCCCATTGCGGCGTGTCGGCCACTGCGACTCCAGGATCCAGCTTGCTTCCATCGAGCAGCCCGACACTGCTCGTGATGTAGTGGTTGCCGCTGCCTGACCGAATCCGGTTACCCGCACGAACTTCCCCTGTGGTGTCCAGACGGCCATTGACGGTTGCCACATCCGCCGTCAACTCAAGCAGGTCGGCGTCTCCGCTGGGCCCGATCTGCGGACCGAGGAAGCCCGTCGTAACCGTGACCGTGTTGAACGTCGGATCGGTTGGGAGAACCGTGCCAGTCTGAATCGCTTTTATTAGCTGATCGATAGACCGGCGAACCTGATCGAAGTCTTTGACGTTTGTGCGTGGGATCGTCATCAACTTAGCCTTTGCACACCGGCCGGGAGGACGAGTCCATGGATCTTCTCAATCTGCCAAGGCACACCGGATGCGCTATTGGCCAGCTTCAAATACGCCGCACCGCCTCGAACGCGAGGCCGTTCGCGGTACTGGACGCCATGTTCCGCGCCGCCGGTCCAAGTGCCGGACGCCGCCGCCGGTGCGACCAGGGCATCCTCCGGGCCTTTGCCAACGTGCAACGACCAGTCCACCGCGCCCCCGTTAATTGGCAAGGTCGCGATCAGTTGGTGGAACACGCTTTCAAATCCCAGTTCGTGGCCAAGGGGGATAGGCCCGATAATCACATGGGAGTCGATCTCAGTCCCATCGTCCAGCGCCGACGATGGGGAGAACATACGAATGTACCCGTCCCGGCTTCCCGCCAAGACTTTCCCTGAGAGGTTCGGCAACGAGAGCGAGGTATAGACGTAGGACGAGATCGGGTCCATCGTGACCGGAATCGCGTCGGCGATGAATTTTTTCGTTTCCCAATCCATGAAGTAGTGTGCCGCTGCACCACCGGAATCCTCCGTGACAAACACGTGGATCCCGTTGTCCTCAATACTGAACCCCATGGAAATGAGGTACTGCTGAGGATCGAGATTCAGCCATTTCTTTGGCATGTGGGACCGCGAGACCCGTTTCGGTTCGCCTTGCGCACCCGGAGCCAATACGTACAACCCGTCTGACGACATGAACACCCAATAACCATCCGGCGTTTGGCAATGCGAAAACTTGTCCAGCAACCCAATTTCGTGGCTGACGTTGTCGATGGACCCGCCGAAATTCGGATCGCCGCGCATCACCCAAATCGACCGCAACGCGCCCATGACCATGTAGTCGTTGCCAAACGGAGACAGGCCCCGCAGGGGTTCCCCGATCCTTCCAGCATCGCTGTCCTGCCCGGCAATGGCCGATTGATCGTCGATCTGCGCGTAGTCGTAGTCCAGAGGATCCCCTTGCCGACTCATGTACCAGAGGTGCGGGGCGTCTCGTTCCCCGGCCCATACCAGCCGATCCAGAAACCTGACCAGTAACGGGCAGTTCCCTGGCCGCGTTCCCGCCGTGGCGGTCACGTTGGCAATGGCGTTCGTGATTGGATCGTATACCTTGGGGTTTATGGTGGACGTCGGGTGCCAATGGGCAATGTAGAGCTTGCTCAGATGTTCCGCCGCCATGTAGGGAATGTCGGTCGTGATGGGCGCTCCCGTGGTGATGTACTCGAGAGATCCTTCGTTCTCACGGTAAAAGTTTCCCGCCGCCATGACAACGAGCCTGTTTCGCAGTCCTATGTCCGTAATTTTGTTCCGGAGACGAAACCAATCAACGCTCAGATACTTGGTTCCCGGGATCCCGAAGATGGCTTCCAAGCCAAATCCAACACGCACATTCGTGCCGTGCGACGAAACTGCTTGGCTTGCCAACTGCGTACCCGCCCACTTCACCGTAACCGTATCGCCGGAAATCTTCATCTTAAACAAGGCCGATTCCACCGGTTTCGTTCCCGAGGCGGTTGCCACCTGCGATCCGTTTACCCGGAGCTTGAACGTGTAGTCTCCGGACGGCCCTTCCATCTCGAGTTCAGCCTCTACACCGCTGGTTTCGACCGCGGGAGTCGTGTCGTTCATTCTGGCCCACAACTTGTACAGCCCATGCCACGCGCCGCTGTGTGGAACGAGGTACATCTCCACAAAATACGGATTGCTCAGGTTGAAGCTGTAGAGATCCCGGACCGCGCCGACTTCCCGCGTGGTGGTGCAGATCTCGTGAGCGTAGCCGTTCGAATAGACCTTCGGCGAACCATGGGCCACCCACGACGCCGCCGCCCAGGGCTCGAACGTACTGAGTAGCTGGTAGCCGCTGGACACCTGATCGAACTCGTCGGTCCAAACCAGATCCCCGGCCGCTGCGTAGGTGACACTGCTGATCATTTGGATTCGCGCGCCCGATTCCAGTTGTTCGTCAAACGCACGCGTCAGACCGGGACGGCTACCGCCACGCTTTCGCAACTCCGTGACGCCCATTCTCCGCACGTTCAGCATGTCCGGACTCGTCAACGGCGGTTGTTCGCCGTAGGCTTGCGCTTCGTCCATGCCGCCGTGCGGGAACGGGATGTCGACTTGGGTTAAAGGGGACTCCATGACTACGCAGCGTCCTCCAGACTGGTCAGGGCGGCGTAAACGATTCGGACGCGAACCGTCCCGGTGTCGAGCGTCCCCGCCGCGCCGCCGTTGGTGTCAGCCGCGTAGACCCCGATATCCTCGTCGCCACTCAATACGGCGTAGTCGGGGATGGAGTCTATCTTCGTGTTCTTCACCAAATCTGCAGACAGACCGTACAGATCGGGATTGCCAGAGATGCCGATCCCAACCTTCACGGCGGTGGTCGCTACGACGGTGGTTTTGAGGTTGCCCTGTGACGCGAGTATCACTGCTCCGTCTGGAATAGCAGCGCTTAAATCGTTCGAGGCCGAACCATCCAACTCGACGTCTTCCTCGTGAACGCGAATTTCCCAGCCTTCATTTACGCTGGCTCCGAGGCGGAACGCCGCCGCGCCGGCCGACGAGGACTTGCTGATGGTGAGGCACTGGTCGAGCACCTTCTTCAGCACGCGGATCGCTTCCGCGATGTGTTCCATTATGTTGTGTGCGCTCATTGAAATACTCTCCTTTTGCCTACATAGGTCTGCTGGTTGGATTAGTTGTCGCCCATCGCCAGCCAGTTGATGACGAGTGAGCCGTTCAGGATCAGGTTGCAGGGCGTGCCGCCTACATCGTGGTCGAGGTCGTCCACGAGCAGGTTCAAGAACAAATCCTTCGGTGTCGTGTGACCATCGAGGATCGCTTGTTCGGTGGCCGTGCTTTGGGCCTTCGCCGTGGTGGCACCCGTGACCGCTTGCGGCGTGGCTGTCGTCGGAATGATGTCCTGCTCGGTCGTGGCGAGCGAGGCATCGTTATCGGCAATCGTAGTGCCGACGCCCACGTCTCCGTCCCAGTCCGCATTCACGCCCGCGCTGCTCTTGGTCAACGCCAGATCCACCATCGCAGACATGATGTAGATGAAGCCCGCAGGGAAGTTGTAGATCTGTTTGCCACCCCACGCGACGACGCCCGCTTCATCCGTCAACTCGAGGTCGACGTCGGCGAACGTGAACACCGTTGTATGGTACGCGCCGGTCCCGTACTCTTTCACGGTTAGGCCCGTTACGTCTTCCACAGAGCCAATCGAACCGATACCGGCGACCACGGATGTTTCCGGACTTGACCCGAAGGTCCAGATCCCGGAAATGGTTGGAGTCAAACCAAGTGAGACATCCCGCAACTTTCGGAACGTGGACAGTTCCACGGTTCCCGTGTTGACGTACAGAATGTCGTCTGCCGTTTCTGCGTCATGGTGAATGAAGAGGGCGCCCTTGGCGTAGCCTGCGGTTGAATCGGCTGGCACTGCGGCGCCCCATCCGAACAGCCATCCGACGTTGGCGGCTTTCAGGATTTTCCCTGCCGCCTGGAGCAATTCGTCCTTCAAATCATCGTACAGCATCATCCAGTCTCCTTCTGTCTGTGTTTGTGTTTCCGGTTCCAGTGGATCTCCAGACGTGAGAACGTACATTCCTTGTGCGGGCAGTTCGTATCGGGCCGTGGCGCCTACAGGCTCCAACGTCTCGATTTCGACCTCGGGGACTACCGCATCGTTATGCTCGGCGTAATCCCCCCAAATGCCCCGGCAAGTCCAGTTCAGGCTATCGGTTCCAACATTCACTTCGGTCAGGATCGCGGCCTGGGAGAAGTTGAACAGCACTACGTAGTAATCATCACCGTCTTTGAACGCGAAGCTGTGCAGGTATTTCAGCAACGTCTCTTCGGACACTTCGTTGATGGCCGGTACGACGACGCCGCTCTCGTCGCTGTGCGTGGTCGCGACAAGGTTTCCGGCAATGGCGCTGTTCGCCAATTCCGCGCCAAGCCAGGTCGGCCGTTTCTGAGTCACGTCGCGCAACATGCCCCAAATCGGTGTTAGAACCGTCGCATACACCGTGCTGAACTGGAGCGAGCCGAAAGGACAAAGATTCTTCATACCCATGAACTTCATGTATTGGAGGCAGAAGAACGCGAGCGCCAACGCGCCGCCACGGCCCCGGACAAAGTTATCCTTGTACTCTCCCGCGGGTAGGAGCGTGTGGAAGTTGATCTCGTAAACTGCGAGGGAGGACTCATAGACCGCGGATTGGGCTACTTTGCCGTTGGTCACGTCGTCCACGGCGCGTGCTAAGAGGGAGTGATAGAGCTGATCGAGGTCCGCTTCTTCGCCGGTTATGCCGAAATAGGGAGCAAGCGCGATCTCGTCGTAATTGCTGGCATTGTTGATTTCGTCCTGCCGTCCAGGCCAATAGAACTGGCCACCGATGATGCGGTTGTACCGGGCATCTGCGCTGAGGCTGGCGAACGCGGCATCGGCCATGTTGGCGAGGTTTACGCCGCCCAATGCAGAAGCTCCGAAGAACGGATCGCTACCCGAAGCCGCGCCCCACATTTCGTTGCCGTACTCGAGGTGAATCTTCGTGAAACTCTCGGCCACGCTCGTTTGAAGCAACGCATCGAGAGAAACCATTTCGGCCGGCGTCCAGGTGGGAGGAATCACGTACCAGGGATCGCAGCCGACCTCCGCGCACAGCGCCAAGAAGTCTAACAGGCCAAAGCTGTAGGTATAGGCATAGGCCACGCGTTGCGTCCAGCCTTGCGGGCCTCGGGCGTAGGGATCCGCGATCTGTGTGGCATACGTCGATCCAAGCTGGTTGCTCCAATCCCGCAGCATCCCAGGGTTGTACTCTTTAAGCCGGTTCACGAAAGCGTCATTGAACACCGTGGGATTCGTATCGGACGTCTTGCCGACGAACAGATCATCTATCAGGAATGCCGCGTCCGTGTAGATGGACAGCGACATTAGACCGTTATTTAGCCCGAACGGATCGGAATCCGTACCGTCCGCCAAAGACAGGTCAAACACGAGTTCTTCCCAGTCCGCGCCGACCGCTACCGTCTGATCCAGTGCTGGCACGAGTCCCGACCGTTCCAGCCGGGTGCGCACGTTGGCTGGACCCTTGGCCCAAAACGATACCCGCCACTCGCCTTCAAGTTGAATGAACAACGGCGCGCTGGCATCGAAGTCGCGCCGAAAGCTGTCCCAATACTGAATGTACGACGCTTGCCAGATAGGATCGGACGCCGCGATCTGCGTGCTCCGCAAGCCGGGGCTGCCGGTCCGGGGTTCACCGCCGTTTGGCAACGTCTGCGCCACGCTCACGTGCACAGCGGTCCAGTTGTCCAGCGTTAGCCCCTCATCGCTGATGTAGAAGACGGGCTGGTTGGCTTCGAACACGAATGAGGTAATAGTGCCTGTGGCCCCTGCGTTCGCCCCTGTGAGCACGCGGTACGTGCCGCCGTCGAATAACCCTTCCGGCCACCCAATGGACCCAGGGACGTTCCAGGACGTGTCCCAAAACGCTTGCACCATGCGGCCCGCGCTGGTAGTCCCGTCCGTGTGGATGATGCTATTCCAGACAGCGTTCTCGAAACCCGGGTTCCAGGCCATATTCTTTAGGATCGTGCCCGCGCCGGTGTCTTGAGCCATCACGTTGAGGCCGATACGTTCCGAGGCTTCTTGCAGCACGTTTGACTGGATCGTGACTACGACTGGGTCACTCATGAATTAAATCCTCATGGTCCGAAAGTTGCCCCCATGCCAACGCCATGGCTCCCCGAACTGGCCGTGTACACGATCTCCACATACCAGTAATACGTCTCGTGCGGGCGAGTATAGAATATAACCCCCGGACCATCGCCGTTTTGTTCCCATCCAAGCTGAAGACCGATCTCCGCTACATCGTTTGTGGCGCTCGCGACGGAGCTGGTTAGCTTCACGGTGCAATTATCGGGAGAAGAATCGTCGTTGTAGATTTTCGCTACGCCGTTGGCGCCGGCCGCCCCCAGAATGTCGAACTCATTGGTTTGACCGTTTGTCGTGCTGATTGAAACGCTCGTATCCGTCGCATCGTTGAAGGTCAGCCCCAGTAGCGTGGCAACATTCGCCGTTTCGTCCCACGCCGATGTGATATCGCAATAGACAGCACTGGCTATTGGAGACTCGTATCCATCTGCCGTGGTCGCGATGAACGTGGCGGAGTCGATGGACGTGAAAGCATCGGTCAGATCGGGGAGTGCCACTTGTGCAAAGGAATAGTTAAACAAATCATCTTGCGGCCCGCCGCTGCCCGCATCAGCCTCGCCGAGTCTCATATTGTAAACCGCGTCGCCCTGGTCGGTGGTGACGGTCGGGTCAATCGTCACCGGGTAAGACGCAGCAGACAGGATTTCCGCATCCAGTACGATGGAAACCTGTCCCTCGCCCAACTCGTAGTGACAAGGCAGACCTTTTTCGTTTGCATCCCAAGCGAGGGGAGCCGGAAACCGAAACACCGCTTGGTCGCCAGACGACCAGAGCACTTGACCCGCTTCGAGTTTAGGGGACAAGTCAGACTCGTAAACCCACGTGTAATAGATGAATTTTACATCCTTCACGTCCGGAGCACTGCCGATTTCGAGGTACTCTTTCACCATGCCTGGAAGAATCTGATGCCGGATCGTCACTCCGGGCATGACCCCATCCAGGCGGGTTTTATCATCGCTCTCGGCAACCAGGGCTGAAGGCCGTTGTCCCGTAATGTCGCGTGCCGACGTACTCTCGCCCTTTTGTTCCAGCAACCGAAGCCGGAGCTTGTGCGGACCCAGCGTGTAGACGGCGTCTCCGGCCTTTGTGACGATGAAGTCGAACGTGTTTGCTGCAACGCCCAACGCATCCTCGGCACGCTCGGTGTCGAGTCGATTGGAAACGGCAATGTCTATTGGCCGGAGTTCGCCACGGCCGGGTTCTGCGTACCATAGCCTGGAAGCCGCCGAAATAATGCGGCGCTGATCGGGCGCGAGCGTGGGGTCGTCCGCTGGCATGACCGTGGACTGATACAACAGCGGGTTGCCCGTGTCCAACGGATCGAGCGCATCGACCAATGACTGCCCGGCCCAGGCGCATGTTGTAAGAAAAAGCGCCACCAAAATCTTTCGCAGGCTAGTACTCAAGTTTGACTCCCAACAATTCGACGTCGCCGCCGGCCGCGATGTCGATCTGAATCCAGATCATCATTTCCAGGTTCGCGTTGGCTGAAGTGCCCAACATGCCGCTGGCGCTCGGGCCATAGTAGTAGGTCTTGTCCGCCGCCCCAGGCGTGTCCGCCCCAAAGCTGGTCAGCGTGGGCTTCACCGGGTCCGTGCCTTCCGCAACCGGATCGGCGCCGTACTTGAAGGTACACGCTCCCGTTGTGCCTAGTTGCCGGTAGCTGATGACGATGTTCTCGATTGAGCCGTCAAAATCGCTCGGCAACGCGGAGATGTCCCACACGGCCTGTTGCGTGGTGGCGAACGTCAGCACGGTCTGATCGTTCGCGTTCATCGCCGCCGCGGTGCAACCTCCACTGGTCGTCGGGTTCCCGTTTCCGGCAGACAACAAGATGGGGGTCTTCACGGCCAGTTTGGAACGGGCAATCGCGGCGGATGCGTTCACGTGCGAGTCCGCGATGGCCCCTGCGGCAATGGCGTCGGAGGTTACAATACTCGTGCTGAGGAACCCGACCGCGTCGGTCAACTGCACGTTGCCGGAACCGGATTGAATTCCTGCCCCAAAGTCCGCTGAGCCCGCCGCGACGATGTTACCCGTAGCGCCATAGAAAGAAATCATTGGAGTCGTGGCGCCATTGTATACATAAAATATAGGTGCAGTAGTGGAGACAGTGAATTGGAATGCGGTATTAGTGGTGTTATTTCCGCTGTAGAAAAAGACGTTTTTCCCGCCCGATGTATTTGTGGAGCGGAAGAGGCTCAATAAAGCGTCGCTGGTCTCGTTTAGGGGCTGCGGGTTAATTTGTACCAACCCGTTTCCTGACGATGGAATATGACGCAAAACCAAGCCACCAGCACCCACTACGTTACTAGAATAAAATGGACTCATTAACGTAGTAAACGCGCCGGTCGAAGGGGTCGCGGCGCCGATGGGCGTATTGTTGACCGTACCGCCCAGCATCGTGAGGTCATCGGCCACATTCCCGTCCGGAACCGTGTCATTGTTCGTAAACACGTTCGTCACGTCGGTCAGAATCGCTTCCAACTCGGCTTCAGTGTCGATGTCGGCTTCATTCAGGTCGCCCCCGCCGACCGGGCCTCCGTTCAGGGTTCCATCGATCTGGACGTCTCCATCAAAGTCCCCGTTTCCGTCCTCATCGAAAGACGATCCCCCTCCCACTGAACCGTACCCGCCGCCAACTTCCAGATTCATGCGCCGCGTCGGGTGTGTTCCCGTGTCCGCCACAGAAAGCACCATCAGGAGAAGCACCACGCTCAAGGCTGCCCACAGATACTTCTTCATCAGACAAAACTCCTTCCGTCGGTGATGTACCCGTTCGTGGCGTCGTCGGCGTCTTTAATGCTGGTCATGCCAACGCGCAAATAGATTTCCGCGAGTTTGATGGTTCCCGCATCGACGGTCGGCGCGACCGGCGCTCCCGCTTCGGTTCCAGTCTTCACGTTGATATACCCGGTCGAGTCTATTTGAACCGTGTCGATCCGGGGATTCACCGTGGGCGCTACGAACGTCACCAACGTCGTGGCTGCGGTGGCTCGCACCGTTCGCACCGTTCCCCCGAGATCGGCCACGAACGCCAGACCTGGACTGACCTGGGCGCTCATGTTGACGGGAGAGTTTGCGACCACTTCAAAGAAGGTGTTGCCGACGTTCTGAAGCACACCGGATCCGCCTCCCCACGATTCGGCCAGGAAGGCGTCGATCTCTGCCTGTTCGGTTTCAAGTGCGCTGACGCGATCGTTAAGATTCACGGCCCCTCCTGCGTACACGATGGAGGCTGCGCGGCCGAAATCGACCTCCTCCAGTTCCGATGTGTCCCTCGCAATGCCCAGTAAGCGTCCAGCGTTTGCCCTACGATCGGCCAATATCGAGGCTCGCAACCGTTCCAGGAAGTACTCGTAATGGTCGCGCCCGCCGGATGCCTCCCGCTCGGCCATGGCCAACACCGATTGCCGGATGGTTTCGGCGTGAAAATCGCCGCCCAACGGGTACTGATTCGTATCGCTGAGCCGGAGCGATCCCGTGATGTTCTCGTAGCTCAAGGTGTAGACCGCGTCCGGGATCGGCCAGAGCATCAGTTCCCATTTTGGTTCGGTCGTGTGCGTGGTGGATTTGGGCCGCACCGCCGCGAGCCGCGGCTTTCCCGTATTGCTCCCTCCGGACCGTTGCCGGAACCGGCGGATCTCGGTTTCACCGACCAATTGAATGGGACCGTACCCCGTATCCGATGGGTACGTGATGTAGTCCTTCACGCCGACGAACCCCGCTGGAAGTTCGTAGTCGCCTTGTTCGGCGACCGTGGCCAGCGTGGTCACTGGACGCAGAAACGACCATTCGTGACTGTTTCGCGCGATGTCGACCGGAGGCGGTACCAGGAAGTTCCGGTAACCGGATTGGATGATGGCGTCGACCCGCTCAAACTGATCGTGCGACCAAATATCGGGGTTCGCCCCAATGCTCAGCATGTGGCCCACGTCGCGTTGAAGCTCGCTGTAGGTCAAGCCGAGCGAGGTCTTCGGAGCCGCCAGCACCGGCCACGGAAGCGCGGCTTGCGCATCGCGCAATTTCTTGTCCTGATCGATGCTGGACTTTAGAAGGATTTGCGCCTCGGCCTCGTGGATGCCCTGCTGATCGTTCTCCAGCCGTTCGGCCTCAGCCAGACACAGCGCCATGATGGTATGGCCGTGTTGGCCCGCGCCGAGCGCGTAGGGCAACGCGTCGGTCATCTTGTCCGGATTGACCGCATACGTGTACTCAGCGGTGTAACTCCCATCCGGAATCGGGTAGAAGATTGCTTCGTACCGGTTCGATGCAGTCAACGTCGTTCCGGGTTTCGTTCGAATCGCCGCGTACAACGGCGTGCCCTTGGTGGCGTCCCGGGAAACCGCTGCGCGAACCGCATCCTCCACTACGACCTGGATGGGCTTGTAATCGCCGACCAGCGTGAAGCGGTTCGTACCCCCGCCAAAATTGTCCGGCAGGTCGTAATCGCCATCAGCATCCGTCAGTGACAGTTGCGCTTTGGGATGCAGGAAGGTCCATTCGTACAACGCACCGTCCATCTGTGGGTAGTAGAAGCGGCGCAGCGCATTGTCGATACAGAAGTCGATACGCGACTTCATATTGTCGTCCAGGTCCGTGTAACTCAGACCCTTGGCCAGATAGAAGGACGTCCGGTTGCGGAAGTCCTCGAGTTTCAGTGTTAGGGTTGGTTCAGCCATTTACCGCGCTAAGGCTCTCCAATGGCATAGGCATATCCCGATCGTTGACCCGGACCAGCCCTTTGCCGTTCGGAAGCTGTTTTTGGAACACACCGCCCAAGGGCACGGAGGCCGCATTGGACACCACCTTCTGCCCTTCCGTGAACGGACACGCAATCTCTTCTTTCGGCAATCGCTTGCTCTCCGCGCGAGGCGTAGGAGGCTTTTTGGGCCGTTGCGTCTGTTCATGCGCGTCTTGAACGTGCAATGGAATACACGGCGTTGCCGCAGGGGAGATCTCCTCATCCACCGCGGCCAGCCCCGCGAGTTGCACCATGGGGATCTTGGTGACGCTCATGCGGCACAGAAAATGGTGGCACCGCCGCACCCGTTCCAACGTGGCCGCGCAGGGTTCCCGTCCGCCGAGCATTTCTTTGAGCTGCTTGGCGTACTCGTCCAGCCAATCAGGCCGGCCATTGTCTTCGCTCATGTTTTGATGACCTTTCCGCCTCGTAAAAACCAGTGAGACTCACATCCGCCGATGGATAAAATGGACGGACTGATCGTTAATAGCCCGTCCGTTTCAGCAACATTCCAAGATGGTCCGCCTTGTCCCTCCCGATTTTTCATCGGGAGCCAAACTTGCCGCCCACAACCACACGGGCATAGCAGCATGACTCCAAGGTTGTCGTCACAGACGTAGGCAACTCCGGGTTCAAGTTGATCCCCTTCCGGAATCCATTTGACATGCTTCGTCGTGTATGATTCGGTCTTCACTTCGTACTCTTCGTGGTTCCACAAGCGGGGCGAGGCGCATGCCCCGCCCCGCTGTTGGTTACTTCACGACGACCCACTTGTTGGCGCGCGTCGTGCCGGAATCGTGAGTTTCGGCGGCTACGGCCACCACTGGCAGGTTAAGCGTCGCATCGGAGAACGCCACCAAGGCCCACTCCCCGTCGCCCGGCGCAAGAGCGGTCACGTTTTTGGTCATGTTCGCCTTGGTATAGACTTCGTAGGCCATGCCTCGTTGAAGTTCAACCAGATCCACGAAACACGGCCCGGTCTTCTTTTCGGCCACGAATCCCGCATGTGCCGTCAGGTTTGCGGTCGCCGGTTTGGTGACGACGTTGCCCAACGATGTCTTGAGCGTGCCCGGCGTTGCGGACAAGTCGTGGCACATGGAATAGCCCGGCAGAAGCGTGTCCGACCCGGCATACCAATACCGCTGACGGCGAGGTTCTACCCGACCTGCATATCGAATGCCCATGATGTGTCTCCTTTAGGTTCGGGGCATCAATTCAATTTGGATCGTTCCTCCCAAGTACCGGGATTACAGGCTGCCAACGGCGTTCGCGCGCCGATTGAGGCACATGAGTTGCCACGTCAGGTCGATAAACACGACCAAGCAGTTGTGCGAGTCGTACACGAACTTCGGTTCCGTCTCGCGCAGCCAGTCTCCCGAAAGGAAAATCGGGAAGAAGGTGCTCATGTCGATCATGTAGATCGGGTTCGTGGTGTCCACGTCCAGGTACGGCACCCAAACGATGGGGTTGCGCTTGAACGCCATCGTGTCGTCCATCGGAGCCAGGTCGCGCCCGAGGTTTTCGTTCTGCGCCTCGCCCACTTCTTCCATGGTCGAGATCGTTTCCTCGTTCACGTACAGGCGGTATCGGTTGCCTCGCCCGCGGCGGTAATCCGGGATGTTGCGCGGGCTCTTGAACCCGATCTTCCGGTAGCCGGTGCGCATCTTCTTGATGGCGTCGGCCTTGGTCATGGCCGCGTACTGGAACGTGTAGTTCTTGAAGTTGTCGTTGACGAGGCCACCCGGCCCGGACGAGAACCCGGCTGGGTTACCGCCGTTGAAACCCGTCGACGCGTTCTTCACGATCCAGTACGGCAACCCGAACGGCGGATCGGTGTCGTCCGAATCGTCGGGCTTGGTCCAGCAGGCTTCTTCCATCAGTTCGATGAGCCCGAGCATGCCGTCGGCACGCCGCGAATCCATCAGACCGACGATCTTGGATTTGCCGCGATTCATGAGAATTTCGCGGCGTTCCCAGGCGTAGTACGCCATGGTGTGTTTCCACGGAAGGTTGATCTCGGCCAACACATCGCCCACGATGACGGTGTCCTTGGCGTACAACCCCACGTGACGCGCGTTGCCGGATTGGGTGACCATGAGGCGGCGGCTGACTGCTTTGCCGCTGTCGAACTGCACGCGGTCTTTGCGCAGCAGCCGTTCCACCGCTTCATAGTCCTGGATCTTTTGCGCCACCTGAACGAACTTGGGCGGACCCAGTTCGTCGAGCGTGGACTTTGAAAGATCCAGCAATGCGGAATCACTTAGACCTGCCATTGAGGTACTCTCCTAACGATTACAAGAAAGAGTCGCGATCGTCGTCGTCGCCCCCGTCGTCCAGACCGTACTGGGCCAGCTTGGGTGCAATCGCCGCTTCGGCACGTTCCCGGCCTTTGGGCAAATCGTGCGGCTTCTTGGCGGTCGCGCGCTGAGTCAGTGTCGTTTGACGCTGGGCGAGCTTGTCCCGGATCCCTTTCTCGGATTGTTTTTTTTGGGTCACATCGAACTTGTAGGCCAACGCGCGTCCCAAGACATCCTCGGAACTCGCCTCCGGACCTACGATTTCCCGCACGCGATTCACTTCCTGAAGCAACGCGATATAGTTCGCCGCTTCCCGGGAGCCCTCTTTGCGTGCGGCCATGTCTTTTCCGAACAGCTTTACGGCTTCATCGCCGTGCGCTTCGAGCTGATTGTCGAGCCATTGCGCGGTCGCACTGGCCCGTTCGTGCTCGAGTTGCTGGGTTAGCCGTTCGTTCGCTTCTTTGAGCGGCTTTATCTCGGCCCGCACGCCGTTGATGGCCCCTTCGAGCGCCTCGGCAAAGTCTTCGTCGTAGTTCTCCCGATTGTCCAGGGTGAACTTTCCGTCGTCGTCTTTCTTGCCGAGCTTGTCGAGGGTCTCTTCGGCGGTCTTCCTGTTGGTCCGCAGCACGGCCACGGCCAACGCGGCGTCACTTTGGCACAGCGCAATCTCGCTTTCGGTAAACCCGCGCGCCTTTGCCTGTTCCACAAGAACGGGATTCAGCTTCGCGCCGGAATCAGGCGTCGGCGTCTGCTCATCGTTCTTCTCGGCGGCTGGAGAATCATCATCCTTGCCGCCCGTATCGCTATCGCCGTCCTCCTCGGCCGCGGCAGCGAGCGCCGCCGCTTCCTCGGGATCTTCGACGATGTCAACTGCATCTTCCGGAGACAGACCTTGGTCGTAGTACATATCCGCATCTTCGATGTCGCCGGTCTCTTTGAGGCCCTGGAAGCGTTCGGCTTCCGCGCTTTCGGCCATACCCATGTCGTCACTCTTCGTTTTGCCAGTAGATCGGCTCATCAGTCCGCTCCTTTTCGACAGCGGCAAAGTCGAGGTTCCCCTCGAGTTGCCCGTCGGCTTCCATGTTCCCAAGAATTTCCAGGCCGCGCCCGGTTTTCGTCGCATCCCCGTATCCGGCATCGCGATCGAACATCCCCGTCACTTCACACAGGCGTTTACGATGTTCGCGCGATTCGATGATGGCGCTTCCGTCTTCGGTGTATTGCGTCGGAACGCCCATCCGTGCATTGTCGGCGGCGGCTTCCCGAACGTCGTCCGCCGAGACGCCCAGCGCATCGGACAGGTAGGGATAGGCCCCGGACGGCGGGATAAAGGGCGGCGTGAAATGCCGCCCGGCAGGTTCGCCGCAGACCTCGCATTCGATGGACGCGCGGCGTTCCGCGTAGGGACACAGGTCCGAACTTCGGTGGCCGTGTTCACATTCGTACAGGTAGAGCGGCATTACTTCCTCCCGACCAGCAGCTTGTAGATATCGTCGACCCGCAAGTGGATCTGATCGATTCGATCGCCGTGCTCTTTTTGAACTTTGTCCATCAAGTCTTGGTGGTGGAGTTGGTACGTTTTGGTGTTGGCCTCGATACGATCGGCAAGAGCCTGCATCTGAACGATGGCCTTTTCGTGCTGATCCATCCGAAGGTCGGTTCGCTGTTTCCACCGGAACGTCCGGTAGATTGAAGCCGTAATCCACGCGAACAGCGCGGAGACCATTCCAGTCAAGGTTTTGTGCGACTCGATCCAGTCGATCGGGTTCATCGGCCGTTGCTCCCGCCCTCGTTCATCAGCGACATCATCATTTCGTTCTGCGCGGACTTGGGATTGCTCACGTTCTTGCGCGTGTAGGTCCGGTTGGTGACGTTGGCTTTCGGCGTGCCTTCAACTATGGCAGGCTGTTGGGCCGGCGGAACGCCCATCGGCTTAATGACGTTCTTCAGTTCGACGACCGAAGACAGATCGCTGCATTGGTTCAAGAACTCGATCATGTCGAAGTAGTAGCCTTGCTGCATGATAATGGGCAGCATGGGGGCGACGATCTCCATGACCATTCGCCGCAGAAATTCCAGGCGTTCCCCGGGCGACGGTTCGACGACCGAGGCGAGGTTGATGTTCACGTTGAAGCTCAGGAAATCGCCGGTCCGCGACTCCGGCGTGAACAGCGATGGAATCGCCAACTGAGGGATGCCCTCGACGCGTTTCACCACGGAGTATTCGCGGTAGGGATCGGTCCAGACGTACCACGCCACTGCGGTGGCGATTTTCTTTCCGAACCGCGCCACGCGTTGACGCATATCCAGAATCCGTTGGCTGGACGCGTCCTGGATGATTTTTTCCTGGCCCAAGGTATCGGCGCTCGGACCCAACCCGGCAATGGAGTCGAGGTTGCCCGCGATATAACTGAAGAGGTCTTTTACGGCGAGCGTCAACGCCAGTGTCTTACCGTTGACGCCGCCCATCTGGTACGGGAACACGGCCTCTTGCGGAATGACCGAAGTGGACACGACCGCCTGATCCTCGGCGTCCATGATCATTTTGGCCTCGCCCTCGTGGCCGCTCAGGGCGCCGTACACGGTCTTTTCCGCCTCGGCTTGCCGCTGAAGTTTGCGCATCAGCGTATTGGCGAGTTGGTGCAGGTCCATCCAGTTCGCGGACGGGGGCAGAAACATCAGGTTAGAGGGGATGTCTACAAACCCGAGGACGAAATAGGGTCCGTGGCCGGTGGTCGGTCCGCGCCACACCGAGGCGCGCAGCGGCATGGAGGATCCGTTCGCCAACATCGTCACCAGAATATTGCGATGGGGAAGGAACAAGTCGAGCAGCGCGATCCGGTCGACGTAATCCTCGTCCCAGGCTTGCATGGGTGCGCCGATGTCCTGCGGACCGTCATCGTCCTTGGCGTCGACGCGTTCCCGGCGCAGCAGAATATGTTCCCGGGCTTCCTCTTCGGTCATCAATCCGGCCTCGACGACTTCATCCACGGTGGGCCGGTAGTAGTTGCCAATGAATCCAAGATCGCGCCACGAGGTCGCCGTCATGTCAACGACCACATCGTCAAACTGAATCTTGTCGATGAACACGTCGCCGTCCGTGTACCGTTCGTCTTCGATTTGGATCTCGCGGGTCCGGGTCAGGGCGCATTTGACGACGCCCAACAGGAACAGCGCGTCGACCACGCATTCCTGCGCTAGTTCGTCGAACTGGTTTTCGTCCAGCACTTGTTTGATCGCGAGTTCGAGGTCATCGGCAAGCGGCTTCAATTCCCAGTGTTCGGTTGTCACGTCGGGCTTGGGAGCACGGGACACCAGTGCGCGTTTGTGCGTCGTCACGGCCAGTTCGATGAGGTTGATCGGATTGCGTTTGGTCCGCTTCTTGTTATCCGAATAGTGATACCCGCACATTTCTTCGATGCGCTCTTTAGCGTTGCGCCGGTGCGGTTCCATGTTGCGGTAGGAATTCTCGACCGCGGTGCGCAGACGCGTGGCCTCGTCGGCGCTAAACAGGTGCCCGTCGACGTCCACCGTTCCGGTTTCGTCCATTTCGATGGGTTCTACTACCATCCGTCA